ATGAGTTACGTCGTCTTTCGAATAATAAACGACATTGAAAGGAGGTGGTGCTGATTGAGTTAATCTTCATATCAAATGAGCTGCTCAGTTCACGTGTACGTCATGCCCTCCGTGTGCCGCTTGAATTTATCTCTTTTGCATTCATTGATGGGAGAATGTATCAGCACGTGCAGAACAAGGGAACATTTGTCGTCCAGCAAGGTGCTAAAAAACCTTGGGGAAATGACGTGGTCTATGGTGCATTGTTCCTTTTGAACGATTTCCATTTCCACATACGTTCACTTGATGCGTATCACTCTTGTTCCCTGTCAGCATTAGGTCGGAACCACACGTACGACCTGCATCACCGTGAGTTAGTTTCAACCACTCCCATCACATTTCCTGATGAGGAACACTTTTGTTCACTAAAATATAAAGAAAGAGAGAATCAGCGTGCTTTTGTATATGTAGGCAACCCAACCCATCCCAACATAATCAAACGTACAAGCTCGCGAATCAGCGGTGTAAGAATCGTTGATGGACTTGACAAAACACACTACAAAGAATTACTACGGGAGGTACTTACATGAACGAATACCAAGAGCAGATTGAGTTAGCACTCGATGCCAGTATTAGGAGAAATAACGGAGCAGTCACGTTATTTGATTGTTTCAACGTGATGAATGACTTAATCTACTTCATACAATCACAGAAGCAACGTATTCAAAGTGAACAAAACACTTATCAGGAGGTAATGTAAATGGCAGTAAGCAGCTGGGATTTAAACGCAGGCAATCAAGGTGGAGAAAAGGTAGAGTTTACTAAATTCCCCGAAGGTATTACACGTATACGTATTATTGATGATGCACCGTATCAAAGATGGACACACTTCATCAGAAAGTTCAGCCGGTCGATTAACTGTCCGGGACGTGGATGCCCAATTTGTGACATCCGTAAGCAGCAGAAAGCAAACAAAATGCCGTACACATATGATATGGGGAAACGTTTTGCCATCAACATCATCAACCGTGAAACAGGAAACGTGGAAATCATGGAACAGGGCAAGACCTTCTTCCAAGACATCATTGATTTGAAAGCAGATTTAGAAGAACAAAAAACAAATGTCAGAGGTGCTGATTTAAAAGTAAGAAGGCGCGGCACAGGGAAAGATGACACTTCTTACCGTATCGACATTGATAAAGTGTATGAATTATCTGACACAGACAAAGAGTTACTAGAGAAACGTATGAACTTTGAGGAATACTTTAAGCCGCACACCACAGAACAAATCACACGCATTGTACAAGGTGAAGATTGGGCAGAAGTCATGAATAGTAACGAAGGCATCGAGACACCTGCAGTGAATGCAGACGGTTCTGTTAATTTAGCAGAAGATGAATCTATCGAACTAGCGTAAGAAGGGGGATAACATGTCAAACTTAGGCGTTATAGAGAGAAAAGTGTTCGGAGCGTTGGTTATCTTATCCAACTCCCAGCACGTAGCCAAAGTTTCGACATCCACCATCGCAAAAACAATGGGGTATAAGAAAAGTGGCGGAGCAATCACCTTTGCGCTGAAAAGTTTGGAAATGAATAATCACATCGAAAAACTTTCTGATGGAAGTTATAAGGTGTTCTTATGAAAAAGTCCAACCTTGGAACAGACGCAAAAACCATTGCTCTGCACTACTTGAATGCCACCACAGATGGTCGTCATACACCGGCTGTCTTTGCGAAAACGATTAACCAAGCGAAAAGTTTACTCAACTCAGGCTACACAGTGGATGAAATCTGTGGCACAATAGACTATGTCATTAAGCAAGGTGTGAATATGTACAGTATCGGCTATATCAACGCAGTCATTGGTGATGTGGTTAAAGAACTGAACAAAGAACACGTGCAGCGTGCTGCAGAACAAGAAAAGAAGCTGATGATGCAAAAAGAGAGAGAAACACAGAGCGAGGTGAAGGCGGATGTCGAATCAACCGAAAGAAACAGGGAAAAAGCCACTCGACTTAGTGTTCAATCCGGGCTCCGAACGAAATATCTTGTCGATATGTTTGAAAGAGACGGACAGAATCATTGAAGTAGAAGGGGAAAACATTTTCGCAGAACACTTTTCCGTACCGGGCAACAAGTACCTGTACATGGCAATGATGTATCTCTACAGCAAGAAGATTAAACCCACACCGATGAGTTTAATTGAAATCCTGCCTGATGAGAAAGCGAAGAAAAGCATTGAAGAATTAGGTGGACTCGAATACGTAACACTCCTCAGTGAAAGCAACGTACCATCTGATAATCTGCGTATTTTCATTGAAAAGATAAAGCAGTCGTACACGCGTCGCATGCTGTATCAAATCGCTGAAGATACGATGAAGTTTGTTACATCCGACCAATCAGAAGTGCTGAATCCTGCAGAACTTGTTTCCCACATCGAAACAAAGCTGTCTGATTTAGCTGTCAATACCACATCAAGCGATGAGGTTTACAAGATGGGTGATGATACAGAACGTATCCTTGCTGAACGTGCAGAACACCCTGCTACGGTCCCGGGACTTGAGGTAGGGTGGGTACAATATGACCGATACACAAATGGTGCACAACCCGGTGACTTGATTATCGTGTGTGCTCCAAGTAAAACAGGTAAAAGTGTAACGCTCACCAATTGGGCAAGTAAGATTAGTATTACCGACCAGCTGCCTGTTTTATACATTGATACAGAAATGCAGTCACGTGAGCAGGAGGATAGAATCCTGGCATTACGTACCGGCATTCCGCATGATGAGATAGTCAGTGGGATGTACGTGATGGACACGGTGAACGGAAAGGCAGATGAGAAGGTTGCAAAACTCAAGAAAGCACGTGAGGAACTCGGTCTTGGGAACTACTATCATATCTATATGCCTCAGTTCACCATTGAGAAAGTTAGTGCTCTCACCCGTAAGTTCCAAATGCAGTTTGGCATTGTGGCACTATTCTTCGACTACATCAAGATTCCAAGTAACCAAGCCAACTTTAGGGACGCTCAGGAATATCAGAAGCTTGGATTTTTCACATCAGGATTAAAAGACCTTGCAGGTATACTCAAGATACCCGTGTTCAGCGCGTGTCAAACAAACCGTTCAGACAATGACACCGACAATCCGAATGAATCCAACATCGGAGGAAGTTACCGCATCCTGCAGCTCGCATCAAAGTTAATGTTCTTAATGAACAAATCTGATGAGAAGATTGCGAAACACGGTCATCAGAACGGCAATCAGGAACTCTTTATCAAGTTCCAGCGTAACGGAGCATCAGATTGTCCACCAATTAACATCTTTTTCAACAGACCAATTCTCCGTCAATCGGAGATATAAACTAACCTAATGGAGGAATTAACATGAAAACGTATGAAATTAACATTACTAACCCACTTGATATTGGAGATATAACCGCACACTACGTATCAACGGATGCAGATAAGATGACCTTTCAAAAGGCACTTGATTTCGTTGCGCTAGGTGGAGATAAAACCATTGATAAGGTACTTGTTGCAGTGAGGGTGCTTGGGTTTAAAGCACGTGAGTTAAAAGTAACAGCAGAAGAAGTATTTGATTTGTAATGGATGCTATCGCTCTGCTCAACAAGCACATGGATATGTACAAACTATTAGAGTATTATGACTTTGATAGAGTAAAGCAAGAAGGTTCGATGATACGCTCCTGCTGTAAGCTGCACGGTGGGAGCAACCCATCTGGCTTTGTAGTGAACACATCAAACAACTTGTGGTACTGTCATACAGGCGGTTGCGGCGGAGGTGATGCGTTCACGTTAGTTAAACGCTTAGAAGAATGCAGTTTTGCTGAATCTGTACACATTGTGGCACGCATCATAGGTGTGGATATCGAAAATATGGAAATACTAGAACAAAAAGCATCTTATATGGAAGATGTTAGGAAGTGGGTAAAAACCATGCGTTCTAGAATGACTGTAGAAAAACCTGTGATAGCGTACCAAATCTCCACCGAGCAAAAAGATGTAGCCAAGTTCCGTGATTTCGACCGTGAAACACTTGAACACTTTGGATTAAAATACGTGGAACGTGTCCATTTGATGAGTCGTGACAATAAACCTTACTCCCTCACCAACCGGCTGGTATTTCCTGTTGTGTATAATGGTGTAATTGTAGGTGCAAGTTTACGCAGAATCAAAGCAACCGATGAACCCAAGTGGTCACACCAACCCGTATCATTAGAAACGAGTGAGATATTGTACAATTTCGACGCATGTGAAGGGCTGTCAACCATTGTGATATGTGAAGGAATTGTCGATGTGTGGGCATATTACGAGATTGGAATCACAGCTTGTGCTACATTTGGTGCTCACCTTACCGAGACACAGTACCGTCTGCTGATGCGGACAGGTGCTGACTTGGTGTGGAGTTACGATGGCGACCATGCTGGACGTGTTGCAACAGAGAAAGCAACATCTACCTTTCATAATAAAGCAAATCAATACACTGTTTACTTTGATGACGGGGAAGACCCTGCATCATTATCACGAGAGGAGTTACGAAAACGTTATGGGGAACGAAATCGAACGTAGTTATAAGGTAGTCACCGCAAATGGGGATGAACACACCTTTCCAAATTTATTATCACGCAGTCGCTTCATATCAGAAAATCCGCACTTATTCAACGATTTACCACTTATTCAAGTAGATGTACCACAAATAGCAGAAGAGGGTTACGTAGACCCTGCTCATTACAAGAACCGCAAGTATGAACCCTTTGATGTGATGCGTGACACCCAAACGTATGAAAGACACATCGGCTACCTTGAAGGATGCGTGTTGAAGTATATGATGAGGTGGGATAAAAAGCACGATGACCCATTGATGGATTTACGCAAAACACAACGCTACCTACAACAGCTAATCAAAACAATCGAGGAGGAACAACAACATGTTATGGATAGTCATGAAAGGTCAATCTGAACAAATTATTGCGTGTAACATCTTCAGTGAAAAAGGCAATCACCAACTGTGGGTGGAACGCATCAACGGAAAGACGCGTAAGATAAAGGAGAGTAAAGATTTTGAAGAAGTCAATGAAGTGAAGGAAGCAATCGACTTCGCGATACGTGAGGGACACAAGAGTCTGGAGTTGGTGTAACGTGGCAAATGTAACGTACAGCATTAATGAATGGGAAATTATTCGCATTTTAAAAAAATACTTTGCTGATACACATGGTGAAGTGTGTGATTGGCAGATTTATGAGGATAAAGAAGGTATAAAAGCAGATATCCGTGTAAAGCAGGAGCTGCCTAATGTGTAACTTCGGACATCTTCACACACATTCAGAATACTCTACACTGGACGGAATGGGGAAAGTACGTGAACTGCTCACAACAGCTAAATCACTTGGACAAGAGTTCATCGCCATCACCGACCACGGCACTACATCAGGATTATGGGAAGCACAGAAAGTAGCAGATGAAGTAGGCATCCAGCTTATCCACGGGATTGAATTTTATTATGAACGTGAAGGAGACGGTGAAAATGGACACCTGCTCGTACTTGCCAAAAGCAATATTGGACTTACTAACATATTCAAAATGCAAGAATATTCTTCTCGCTACAACTTTTATAAAAAGCCTAGAATCAACTGGGAAATCTTACGAGAACATTCAGAAGGACTTATTGTTACATCAACGTGTCTTGGAAGCGCGTTTAATCAACTTATCCTCGCAGGAGACATCCAAGGAGCGATAGAGTGGGCAAAGAAGTTTCAAGAGGTGTTTGGTGATGATTTCTACATCGAATTGCAGCCAAACAACATACCTGAACAGCATACATGCAACACAGCCAGCATTCGTATTGCACGGAAGCTCGGCATCAAATTAGTCGCAACCAATGACGTACACTATACATTTGAAACGGACTGCTTTCCACATGAGGTACTGCTTGCCTTACAGATGAAACGTAAGATGCAGGATGAGAAACGTTTCCGGTTCAGTACAGATGACTTTTGGCTCAAATCAGAGGAGGAAATGTATGAAACGTTTGAGGGATTGGATAAAGCAGTTGTGGAGGAAGCCATACAGTCTACACGAGAGATTGCTTCTAAGTGCGATTCACGCATCAAAAAAGGGCATTACTTGCCAACATACTACGACATACCAGAAGGTGAAACAGAACGTTCCTTGCTAGTAAAGCACACAAAGGAAGGTTTAACAGAACGCGGTTTGACGAACAAGGAGTTTATCAAAGATGTGCAACACGAAATTGACGTTATTGACCGAAACGGATACAGTGGTTATTTCCTTATCGTGCGAGATTTCGTCAACTCAGCTAAAGAACGTGGTGAGCTGGTGGGAGATGGTCGTGGTTCAGGCGCAGGCAGCAAAGTCGCATTCACCACTAAGATTACTGAAATACCACCCCACGAATATGATTTGCTCTTTGAGCGATTCATGGCAGACGGTCGAGAACCTGACTTTGACGTTGATTTCTCCAACCAACAAGCTGTGTTTAAAGATTTACAGGGGAAATACGGAATACCGAATGTATCCCGAATCATTGCTTTTGGCAAAATGACACCGCGTGCTGTGATACGCAAAGTGTTTAACTGTTTTGGACACAGCATGGCGCTTCAAAGTGAAATCACGAAGAACGTGCCGGACTTATGCAAATCATTAGATGATGCGATTGCCGTTGCACCTGAATTACTAGAATACAAGAAACGTTATGCAACCGAGTGGGACGTAATTGAAAGACTTGAAAACGTCATCTCACATGAATCACAACATGCAGGCGGTGTGCTGATATTCCCTGAACTTGGAGAGAATGTTCCATTAAAGTGGGACAGGGATGCAGAAATGTTTGTTGCCACGTGGGATAAATACATGTTGGAGGATTTAGGACACTTTAAGTTTGATATATTGGGTCTTGAAACACTGCCAATCTTACATGGAACGCTGGAAAGCATACGTGCAACAGGTGAGATAATCGACATTACGAAGATTGATTTAGAAGATTCATCCGTGTACAGCATGCTGCAGGAAGGAGATGTATCAGGTGTTTTCCAACTTAACAACCAATCAGGAAAAGTTGTGGAACAGAAACCGCGAAACTTCCGTGACCTTATCGCCATTAACGCCCTCATCCGACCGGGCACAGGCGATTGGCACGAGTACACCGCACGTCGAGGTGGGAAGGCTTGGGAAGTACATCCAGACAGACTTTCATACCTTCGTGAAACAGAGGGTCTCATCACGTATCAAGAACAGTTTTTACTAGACTGCCAGACGTTTGCAGGGTGGGATATTGCCTACGCAGATAAGAAGGTAAGGAAGAATAAAGATATACGTAATGATACAGAGTTAATGCAGAAGTTTTATATTGATTCAGAAGCACGCGGATACAGTGTTGAAACCGTTCAGCAAGTATGGGAAGAAATAATGGACGCTGTTGCAGGAGGTTACTCGTTCAATAAGAGTCACTCCGCATCATACGCCATGCTATCGTATCAAACAGCGTACTTGAAGTGCCACTACCCGACACACTTTTACGCATCCCTCATGAGTGGTGCAAAGACGGATGGAGATGGTCAAAATGAGATTGCCGGGTATATCGCCGAGTGCAAACAGAGAGGGATTAACATTCTCCCACCTGATATTAATTCATCTACTGATAAGTTTGTTGCTAGTGGTGGAGGTATTCATTATCGTATTTCAACTATTAGCCACGTTGGTCAAAGTGCCGTTGAGTGGATTGTTGCAAACCGCCCGTTTTCTTCATTTGAAGATTTTCTACTGCGGAAGGACACACGCATCATCAAAAAGAACATCATTGTAAACTTGATTAAGGCAGGATGTTTTGACTTTGATGAACCGAAACGTGATGAATTGATGTGGCAGTACGATATGAGTTTACGCAAAAAGACTCAAATCAAAAATGAGTTTCAATGTGACCGATACAATTACGATGACAACATGAAAATGGCATGGGAGATGGACGTGCTTGGCATGTACCTCAGCATGCACCCGATGGAAAAGTATGGCTTCAAACCACTAGATGTGTATACAGATGGTGAACGTGGTAAAGCACTGCAGGGTGGAGAAGTTGTGGAAGTAAATGACTTTCACCCACGGAAAGACCCGAAGAACCCTAAAATGGCATGGGTAACCGTTAATACGTTGTATGGTGTGCTGAAAGTGGTCATCTTTGCACGAGATTGGGCAAGGTTAGACAATCAAGAACTGTTTGTGAAAGGCAACATCGTGCTATTACGTGGTACGAAGCAAGGCAAAGAGTTATTATTTGATTCAGGAGAAGTGTTAGAACGTAAATAACCCAACCCAAAGGAGCGAATCACATGAATGAACGTGAAGCAATTGAGTTTATTATGCAGGAAATAAAGGAACAGCGACGTGCTGACCATGAAATGTACCTTGATATGAGAAAGCAGACTACTTCCACGTATGACCGGTTTTTAGACCGTCTGCGTGAATTGGATGAGCGTGAAGCAGTACATGTTGCACCTGCATTGGTTATACCAAAAACGCCTACTCTCACATCAGCAGAACCTTCTGAATCAAAGAAAGCAGAGCTAAAAGAAATTATGCACAACCTCCCACGTCATGCACTGCACACCGTAGAAGAGATGCGTGTGGATAAATATGATTTAGAAGAAGAGGAAACACGTAAACAAGCGAAGATGGATGATGTGTTACCGTTAGTCCGTGAATATTTAAAGAACGCAGATGGAAGTGAGCCAATACGTGATATTCAATATTACGTAGAAACAGAACTTAATCACACATGGAATAATTTTTCGCAAGTGATGATTGAAATGATGAAATTGGACACACGAATTCAACGCAGTAAGGTACGTGGATATTTCATTTATAAGGAGGAATAACGTGATAGACTTTAAACATGTGCACATCGGAGGGTGGGCAACTGCTCTCCGTGGAATGCGCAACAGTTGGGAAAGTTGGGACAAGAGTGACTCATACCTTGAAGAACACATTGGCGGAAGTCACTATGTTCTTGGGAAGGCAGACCGTAAATTAGCACTCACGCTCAGTAAAGCAGGTGGCGACCACGCCAAGTATCTGCGGCAAATCTCGGTGGAGGTTGACATCATCGCCCCTGAATACTGGTGGAAAGAGTACGATACGTACAAAGTAGGGACTGTAGCGAACTCTACCAGTATGATGCACACATTGGGTAAGGATTATACACCTGAATCAGCTTTCAACCTAGAAGATGTAGATGATGATTTAGCAGATAGGTATATGGACTTAATACATGATGCACAAACGCGTTGGTTCGCTTCAGGGAAGAAAAAACCTAGCCGGGAATGGCGTCAAATGGTACAATTAACTGCACAGTCTTTCATCTATACACGTACCTGCACGTTGAATTACCAAGTACTAAAGAGTATGTATCACTCACGCAAGAATCACCGTCTGCAGGAGTGGCGTGACTTTGCCAATTGGGTGGAAACTCTGCCGTATCAAGAATTAATCACACTAAAGGAGGATAAATAAATGAACACAGTCGTAACCGTCACCATGGATGAAAATGGTATCCGTGTACAAGTGGAAGGTGCATCATCACCTGAACAAGTGATTTACATGTTAGCACAAGCACAAATTACCATCGTCACACCGGAGGAGAAAGCAGATGAAGACGTGCCAGAACTGTTTACTGCCCTTGATGAGGAAGAAGAAGAAGACCTGCCAAAAGTGCAGTAATGAGCTGCATGCAGAGTGTGCCATTGAAGACGGTGGCACGTTCTGTGATATGTGCTACATCACACGGAAAGAAGGTGAAGAAAAAGTGAGCATCAAAATTCCAGATGTGATACGTCGTACTTACATCGAAACATACCGCAGCTGTCCGCATAAGTTCTTGAAAGAGGTGATTGAGGGAAATGCTCAACCCCCTACATCCTACACACAGATTGGGATTGACCTGCATGAAATCTTTGAACAAGCGTGTTTCGATTCAGGTCAGAACAAAACAGCTGCACGTGAAATGATGGAGGTACGTTTTGCAAACTATGACGAGGAGTTGTTTTCAAGTGGATTCGCATCAGATAATCGTATCGACCTTTGGCAGCGAACGGTTAACTCTATTGATACTTTCTTTGATGTGGTTCTCCCTGCTCTACCTGCTACTCCATTTACTACTGAGGAAACGATAGAGTTTAACGTGGGAGAAGACCTGCCGAACGTGCAATTCACAATGGATAGGATTGATGAGGTAGATGGAGAACTCGAAATGCACGATTGGAAAACAGGAAGAGTTATGGTCGGGCAGAAGCTTTCTAGTGACTTGCAAGCTCCACTATACATTTACGGAACTCAATTACATTATCAAAAACCTGTACGTAGTTTCACCTTTTATTACCTTAACGAGAACAAAACAAGAGTATTCACACGGTCAGACAATGACCCCAACGTCTACATCTGCAAAGTAAACAAACGTGAATACCACATCAATCTGCAGGATGGTATCCGTGAGATACAGCGTGTGTTCGCTCAAATCAAAAAGGGAAACTTTAACATTCCAAGCAACACCAGTAAGATGCACTTCACGTGTAAAATGTGTCATCTGCTGAAAGAAGGGAAGTGCCAAGGTGCTGACTTGCAGCAGTGGAATCAAGCGAAAGAGGGGAAATACTCGTGGACTTAACCCAACTCACCGAAAAACACGGTAAAAAAGCAGCACTGGACTTATTAAACATTATTTTTATTAACAATTGGAAACAGCCTGATGGCGGTTGGAGAATGTTCTGCCTGCGTCATGGTGTTGTGACACGTAACACAAAGACAGTAAAGCCGGCATATGCTGGTAAAAATGAATCGTACTGGTACACGATAAACGGAATTTATGAGCGACAGCAAAAACCAGAAATCCATTACAGAACAAAATTACGCAACGGAAGTGGAAAAGTTATTTTTGATGTGGATTTCACACCAGAACAACTTGAGGAATGGAAAGCATCACATCAATAGAATGATTGGGGAGATAAGGTTGGTACAGATAAAGAAACGTGATAACTCACTCGAAGAGTTTAACCCGAACAAGATAGCAGGAGCAGTCGCTAAAGCGATGATGGAAGTGGGAGATGTGAATGAACAGGATTTATCAGCGATTGTATCGTTGGTTACGGAGAAGTCCATGGCTTCAGAAAGTGTTACCGTCGAAGGTGTCCAAGACCTTGTCGAAGATGTACTGGTCAAGAGTGGCAAAACTGACGTTGCAAGACGATACATCATCTATCGCAATGATAGAGCAAAAGAACGTGATGCAGGATGGAAATTCACCGAAATGCAATCCGCAATCTGGACAAAAAAGTACGAATATGACAAGGAGGGATTTAATGGCTTCTTCACACGTGTTGCAGGAG